AATTTAGCAAATTTTGCTGCCTGCGATGGCTTTGAACTTAACGCCTTTATCAATGGCTCTCAAGGCCCAGAGGATTTTTATCTCTTCAAATGTGCCTTCGTTGCTCATTTCGCCGACTTCGTTCCAGGTCTTTTTGTTAATGAAAAGACCATTTAGAGTGGCGTCTACAAAATTGCATTTGTTGTCTGATATTGGGAATAAGATGTCTTTTTCACTTTCTGTGAAATAAGAAAATCTCTCATCCATCTTCCACCTAACAGTAGCACCAGCACAAACAATGAAGTTCCAATCTGCTGGCGCATGTTTCATTCCAACATTGATGAGAGATGAAAATGTCGATTTACCCTTGTAGGTCGGGCAAATGGATTTCATTTCTTTCATGTCGGCTGCGGTTGCGGAATCATCGGTGGCACATATTGTAGGCAGGTCAGGATGACGACATTGAATAGATTTCATTGTGGATTTCAACAATCCAACAGTGTGTTCCGGGCAGAGTATCACAAAACCACATTTAAGATCTTTGTGGCTATACATTTTCAAATTGATTCTCCTAATGGAGATTAGGTCAAGGCTTGATCGAAGTCGATTTGGATGATATCTAAATCTGTAATTGGATTACTGAGAGTGAATCGACCAGTGGAAACGTCAGGAGTAAAGGAGTTCAAACTCCATCCCAAAACATCACTGTTTGGGTAGTAGACGCTTTGGTTGCGATTCAATCTAACTCCATTGACATACACACGAAGACTGCCTTCAATGAATGTGTTGCTCGGAGAAGCTGTTGACGTAATCTTGAAGAGTTTGTAGTCGATTAGATCGTCTGTCGGTATCATTACCGGCTCCAGATCATAATAGTGTCGATGAGCAAAATCAGTCGAGATTGTAAGTACAGCCTTGACTTTGTTTGGTGCTTCAATTTCCCAATTAACACTTTCTGAAGCCAAAAACTCTATTGTGCCTTCTTCAAAAAGAACAATATTTGAGATCGTCTCAAATGACATTGCCAAATTTGTTGCTTCGTTAGCAATTAACGCTAATTTGTCTCGCTCTGACGAAAGCATTCTGACGAATGGCACAGGGTTCGTTAAGGTGGGGAACCCAAGAGCGACATAATCTGCTAATTCTGGACCCGATACGGTCTTAGAGCCATCTGTATGCTCTGCAATATTGTGAGCAGCTTGATCGACAGCATCAGGAATCAAATTTCCATCTTCATCAATGGATTGAGCCAAGCGATTGGACAATGTTCCTTGTGTACCTGCGGTGTCACGCAAGATCGCCGCATGGACATCGACTTCGCCGTTGATGATTAAATCTCTGTCTGCCAGAGTCTTCAACGGCAAATTGTCATATTCCCAATGATATGGTTGATCTGCTGTATATTGCGGTACTGGTAATTGGCTTAAATCTGGCATGGCTCTCCTTGATTATCGTATCTATTGCTTAAACGTCCAAAATCCAGCCTTCAGCCTCAATGCGTTCCACTTCTTTTTGGAATGTTGCATCATCGTAAATGTATCGTGGAAAGCCGTCATCAATCGAAGCAATCACTGTTCCAACCACTGGAGCATAGTTTGTTGAAAACTGTGAAATTCCCGTATCAACAACAATCGTATAACTGCTACTTGTTTCGCAAGTGTCCATAGTTACCGTATAGTTCATTGTGTAGAGAACATAGTTGTTGAAAATATTCTCAATGGTTTTGTCTACCGTTTTCTTCTCTGCTCTTTCTAGCCAAAAATTCTTCATTTGAAACCTCAATTCTTTTTCTATTTATGATATTATACATGCTGTATGCAAAAAACATGAAATTTGCAAATATTAAACGAAACTTAAACGCCAATTGAAGGTGATCTGCATTTGAGCAGTCTTGGTCAAGTCAGGGAACGTCACCATGCTGTATAAATTTCCTGTGGCCAATTTGAGTGCCATTTCATTAAGAACAGCACCATTGGCTTCCGAGAAAGCAATGACAGATGTGAAAATTACTTGTGAGGGTATGTTTGGGTCAACTGAAGCAATAACTGGTTTGCTGGCTTGAGTAATGCCAAACAATCCATTTCGACTGGTCGCCACAAATTTAGTGGAACCATCTGCCGTGCCTCCGTCTCCGAACAACATTCGATTGACGTAGAAGTTGAATCCATCTCCAACGTCACGGGCTAGACAAGAAGCCAATGCTTCTCGCCCTCTCGTTAAGATGGTGTTTTGAAATTCAACGATCTTTCGTTCGCCGGACTCATAATCAATTATAACTTGGACGAACCCGCAAGGTTTCAGCCCCTCAGTAATTTCTATCATATTGCTCCTTGTTCGGTCGTACCGTCATCATATTCAATGCTAAAGGTGATCCCTTCAGTTTGTTGAACGAATTCGTTAATTTGATTCCCGTCAGGCAGACTCAGTCCAGTTACCGTCCCGTCTTGATCCACTCGATCAATCACAGAGCGTCCAGCCCGATCTAATGTACGGAAAGTATGTGGAGGTAAATCGAACTGCTGTCCATCCACAGTTGCACCGTTTTTTGTGTATTTGTAAATAGTCACATTCACAGAAGTTCCACCCATGCTTAATGTCTCCCACCAGTAAGGATCGCCAGCCAATGTAATGGTTGTATTGCCCGGTGGGTTGTTGCCATCAATCTGTTCCATGAAGTAGCTATCAGACCCAATTGTGACAATGAAATTTTCTCTAAAGTCATTGTTTTCAATACCTTCGTCCACAACAACAAGAGAGTTAACCCCATTTTGGATTCCTAGACTTGACTCTAAATTGCCAGTCATTTCGAGCTTCAATCCTCGATAATGTATGTATCCAACTTGTTTTTCAGCCACCTTCTGATTTACACGCAAGTTGGTGTTGTTGATGTCGCCCCGATTATTTCCCATATTATCTTGGTATTTTTCAACATAGTATTGATCTGTCGTGCCATCCACAAATCCAATAATTGGAAATTCCTCCAGGTTGATTTTCTGGAATGTATTGTCTAAACGAATTGCGTTGCTGATTGGCAATACCGTGCCGCTTAAAGCAGTCACTCGACCACGTTTGGTTACGTCAAATTGCCCTACAACACTCGTGACGACTGTTGTTACATTGCGAATCAAGCTATACCCTACATTAGAGGCGTTGTTGCTTGGCAACGTACCATCATTCGTCAAAACCAAACTTCCATCTGGTCGTATGTCGTTTATAACATATGGAATGGCACTGTAAGTGGGAATCAATACCTTCCAAGCACTCAAGGCCGTTCCTTGAGTGACATCAAAGGTAGACTCGGCACCCAACAATCCAAAATTTTGAGTTGCATCTGAAAGAACAAAGATGTTATCTTGAGCAATGTTGCACAAAGTTCCATCTAAGACCAAATTGTCAATATCGAATGTAAATGCTTGATTGATGAAAGTAGAATTGACAATTCCTGATATTGATGTTGCATTCCCTCTTGGATTGTCTACCACATAGCTTCCAGCCACCACAGATGGCGCAAAGGCAGTCAATGTCGCACTTCCATCCAAAGCCATTCCAATTCGATCAAGTTGCAAATCAGGACAGAATAATACAACTTCATCGTTGTAGGCTGTTCCTGTAGTTGAAGCTACGACAGTTGTTCTGTTTGCCAATTCATCTCGGCGAATACCTCTAGTTTCTACCAGTCGCATAATTCGATTGAAATACTGTTGTCCTTCGCCCGCCAAAACAAATTCGCCACCTTCCATAGAAATAAGAGCCTCAACTTCTTCAAGCGGCGATTCAACGAATTCGTTTATGCCGCCTATGAAATTGAAAGTGTGTAACACGGCATGAAACGGCGTGAATTCTCTAAGCACTTCTTTAGCTTCAAGAATTCGGTCATCTGACAGGTTCTCTATTTCTAAATCAATGTTATAGCTGCTGCTTATGCAGGCCGTACAAGGATCAACAAATGTTCGATCAATATCGCAAGGATTTTTTGAGTTGCGAATACTGCCGTTGTACTCTTCCATGTTGTAGATATTTTCACTGTACGGGAATTCAGTTCGTACTTTTCCATACACCAAAAACTCATGGTAAGGGTGACGAGTTGGAATTACCAAATCAAACATTGAATCGTTTTCTGGAATGACTCGAACATTCCAATTCTTCAATGGATAAACCTGATCTCTTTCGTCTCTTTGATCCATCAAGGGCAATGATCTAACATAGTTTTCTATTGCCTGTGTGGTGGGGTCTGGAATCTCAGCGTATTTGTACAATACTCTAATCTCATCGCCTTCTACAAGGTCGATAGGTTCGATTGACAACCCACTGCCAGCCCAGGTAAAATATGTAATTCCATCACTTGTTAGGAATTCAACATAATCTGAACTCAAAGGAAGCCAAGTTAAATTGCCTGCTGGTCTTAACCACAATTCAAAATTGTCATAGTCAATAGGCAAAGCCGCTTTTTCAAGTTCAAAACTATCGCTCAGTCCATCAAACTTGATAACTTGTTGCCATGTGTAAGATGAAGTGACTTCCCAAAGCTGTGTCAGGCCCATCATGGTAATGGCCGCATGTTCCAACGCTTCAGTCAATCCTTTCTTGGTTCCTTTCATCTTGTACAAAGGAATAGCACGCTTAATTTGACCACGCCAACGAGTAGGGTCATCGGTCTTCAGTTTTAGATCAAATAAATTAGACAGATATGGAATCAATGCCTCGTGGATTGAGTTGGCGTCTTGAAGATCAACAATCTGATTGCCTAAATCTTCCAGGGCGTTGAACCCCAGGGCAACAGATTTGTTGAATTTATCCAATACATCTGGTGTGCGATCATTTTCTGAAATGACCATTTTGAACATATCTGGCGTGTATCGCTCAAGCAGTGTCGTGTACTTGTCTGGGTTGGTAAAGTGCGATGGAATGCTGGTTGTAGTTTGCGTGTCACCTTTCAATGTGAATCGCATATGAGCCGACAAGCTATCTCCGGCAATTAGCGGCGTCCATGTCCAACAAATAAAGTAATCACCTTCACGCATACCTTGTGGTTGCCATGTGTAGGTGTATTGTGCAAAAGTCCCATCAACTAAATCTACAAAAGTATTAGCCAAATCAGTTGAAAGCCACGCTGGAAAACGGTCGTTGCCTACGATATGAACTGGAGATGCCTCATTAAAGAAGAAAGGAGAAACAGTCACATTGCTTTCCGCAATTGCTCTTAGTCTTTTTGCTTCCGCAATGTTTGCATCATTTGGCGTAGCGCAAGCTGTGGCTTCTGCAACTTCAGCGGCTTTAAGTTTTGTTAAATCATACGTCTTGTTTTGATATTCATTCAAATTGCCGCTTGTGAAGTCACGTTCTACATAATAGATGACAAGACGATTGACTTTGTAAGGATTAGACGTGAAACAGCCTTGGGCATCCGGTGTATTCAAAGTGAATACAATGGTATCCGAAATCGACGGGTTGTCGTTTATTGTGAGTATCGCCACAACCTTCTCCTTATTCGTATGTGAATGTAATATCCGTGGTGTCAGGCCGGATGATTTCATAGAACTTAGTTGTTACGTTGTCACCACCGTTTTCGGCATCGTTCGTAACGAAGTTCACTTCAAATCTCTGAATCTCTCTAAGGTCAGAAAGAGACTTAACCATATCTGAGTCACGCAGGGTTTGGCCATATTCCCAATTATTTAACGCAAAGAAAGCATCAAGCCTTCTTTGAATTTTGATTCTCAATTCGTCTTCAAACTTTCGATAAAAACGATCAAGCACAACATCAAGACCTGTATCTACTACCACTACTTGTCCGTCACGAATACAGACGTGATCTGTGAACATTTTCAAAGAGTCTATGTAGTTCTCTAATTCTACCTTCAGTTCATTACTTGCTTCTTGTAACTTGTCGTTTCCGTTCAATGCTAAAACGTACAAGTCGATGATGTTTCCAGAACAACCATAGTTTCTTAATACTGCTGTAGATTTACCAATTTGACCTTGATAAGCAGTAGCAAATTGGTCTGTCAGCGTTTTGTAATCTAATCCGGTTACTGCTCGATTTTGCACTCTCACCCAAGCTGGCAACTTGTTTCGTATATCTTCAATTGTGTCTCCATCATAACCAAATTCGCCCTTGGTGTAATTTCTTAAACCAACAGGCACACTGAAGGAGAGTCCTGGAACATTGATGATCGTCTGTTTTTCGATGGTTCCACTAACTACGTTTCCAATCGAACCGCCGCCTTTGCGACAAGTAATCGAAATCTTGCTTCCCTGAGAAGGAATCAAACCGGCTCGATTGTTTCCGAAAATAACAAATGCCCGATAAGTGGAATCAAACTCCAAGCGGTATTCTCGTCTTGGTTGAGAATCTGTAAAATAATCAACTTCTGTCCACAGAACCCCATCAACCTCAACTCTGACTGAATCGTAGATTACGGGAGATTCTTCCAACGTAATGGTTTGAGCTACAGTTCCATTGCCATTTGTTTGCAATAATCTGGTAATACCTTCCAGACCAACAATACTGGCGTTTACGACACCACCGGCAGGAATCAATATATCTTGATTGAAGATGGGGTTATTGTCGGCATCGGCTGGAAACAATTCAATTGACAACTGTTTGTTACCAGTGCTGACTTTCAAATCAAATGGAGCAGGAATAACCACATCTGTCAAAACCGGATTATTCAAAGTTGCGGTCCACAATGTTCTGGCCGCAATGGGTGGTTGAGGCTTAAATCCAACTAATTTTGCCAACCGAAATGCGTTCTCTGCCTCCGTAACGGTGTCGATGAAAACTTCATTCGCAATCTGGTCCATTTTGAACGACAAGGTGTCGGCTAAAAATGCCCAATTTTCAATAAGCATTAAAGCAAGCGACGACTCTACAAAGTCTGAAAATTCCTTATCAAACTTTTGTCTTGTGAACTCAATCAGGCGGGTTTTCATCGACCAAAAATCTTGATTTGTATAATTCAAATTGAAGATATTCGGAGTCGTGATAATCTGCGACTGAGTGTATGGTGTAATATCAAACGGACAGTTGTTGGTCGCCATTATGTTCCCCCTAGTGGTACTTCTAGCAGTAATTCTTGCACTTCTTTGATGTTTTGTGGGTCAACGAAGATGATTCGGATGAACAAAATGTGTTCAAGGTCTTGTTTGCCCTCTGCCTTATTCAAGGACTTGTCATCAACCTTCGAGCTAACTTCAATGTTTCTGACTGAAATCCTTGGCTCCCACTTCTTAATTGAGTTGATTATCATGTTTTTTGCTTGAAGTCTTAATGCAGAATCATTAGGTTCAAAAATCAACTTGCGCAATGGAGTGCCAAAAGTCGGGTTCATCACCCGCTCGCCAGGGTTGGTCAACAAAAGAACCAACATATCTGATTTAATTTGGTCGATCCCATCCTGAGAATACAGAAATCCCCTTGCATTCTTGATGATTGGATATGGCACACCAAGGAATATTCTCATTTATTCTCCATTAGCACGCTGGACATTTCATGAACGGTGCCAACTGGAAGATTGACAATTGCTGCGCTTTTCCAGATGTACTGGCAAACACACGATCACTAATCCTCACACAGCCAGTACAGAAGTCGTAAACAATAACGGCTCCAAAGCACGGGTCTTCACCACCACAACCGCCACCACAATCTACTCCACTGCCGCAATCCTGTCCTGCCAATAACAATATGACTTCTTTGGCATAAAACAGATGTAGTTTATCGGTGATGTTGAGGTATACGTCTTTTGTATATACGAGGTTGGTCCTGGTTACTATTTCCATCAAATCTGATGGATTTTTCTCTTCATCTCCGACAATAGTAATGTGATTGTCATAAGTTGAAACGATGTAGTTTCCACCTACTCGCAAAAACACAAGTCCAGGTCCAGATGGGGCTTCTTGATACCTGTGAATATGCGGGCCACGTTCTTCATTGTCTTTCTGAGGACAGAATATCTGAATGTATTGTTGTTCAGTATTTTCTTGATTATGGTCGTCGTTGTATGACATTTCCAGACCATATCCTGTGCGAATTCTAACAAAGGCTTTCTTTGCCTTTGGAATCGGCACACCACCTTCCATTCGACATGGAGCGCATTGTTCGTTTGTTTCATCCACCATGTCGATGGTGTGATTGCTGGTGCTTCGTAAATGAATACCACGCTCAGAACCGGCGATATTTGGCGGGCAACCTGGGCAATCCTTCTGGGACTCTGTGTGATCGTTCAACTCGATTTTGTTGCCAGTAGCAGTCAAAATTTTGATATAGTTGTCTTTGCCACGCAATTTAGCGCCATCGTCACCTGGAGGGCTTTCTACATCGCTCATCTCAATGAGATGGCCAGTAGCAGATTTCCAGTATGTTCGACCCACATAATGGTCGTTGCAACCGAAATCGAACTCACGATCCCACGTTGGTTCTCCCGATGGCTCCTCTACAGAATCATCCATGACAAATGTGTGTCCACTAATCGACATGATTTGAATGCCGGTTTGTGGCAAGTCACAAGTATTGTTCTGTGGCGTTGGCGATCCCTTGTAGGGACGACACTCTTGACGATGCTTGAAAAACGGATTAGCACCAACTTGAGATTTGTAGTATTTAGTGTTGGGCGCACCAGTAGAAGGGTGTCCTCCAATGATCTTCTTGTTGCTCTTTTTGCCTTCGCAGGGAACTTCTTCTTTTTTCTTTCCTGTTTTTGGTGTTATGTCTGTGGTGTTGGCTTCGTCTTCTGCTTCTTGTGCAGTTTTAATCGTTATTTGACCTACTTCTTCTGTGAGGGTTCGTTGAAAACCACCCCTCAGTGCATCTTCTTGTGAACTATTGTCAACATCCTCTACGCAACTTGTCTCTCCGTCAGGAACTCCGCACTGTGGATGCGACCATTGACCTGCGTAATGTAGATGATCGTCTTTAAGCATAATCCAATTTCCACAACTGGACATGATCTCAAATCTTTTCCATTTTCGATTACACTTAGGATCGCCATCCACCATTTTGATGTAATGTTTTTCGGGTGTTTTGAATCCGAAAATATTTGGATATGTGATTAACTTTTGTGCTTCTGGATTGTCAGCAAAGTCAACAATAGATGATAAATCAAAACCATTATAATTTTCTGTATTCCACGGTGGAAATACTTGAGAACCATCATCTGGACCAACCATGTATCCTTTTCTTTTTCCCTCCCAGATTTTGTAATATTCTTCAATATTGTATCCCCAATTGTGTCCTCCATCGGGTCCACGGTTTCTGTGCCATGTCGTTCCAATGTAATATGGAGATGCTCGGTTTCCGTTCTCGAACATAATGCAAACAGTCGATCCAGCAGGAGGAACCCAGGTCGCTCCGCAATCATCAAAGCCTCCCAAATTAGAAACAGGGTTTGCCCACGGCATTTTCTTGATGGTCATGTTTGGATTGTGAAACAATGGAGAAAAGAAACGAACTCGATTTTGTTTCCAAATGTCAATTGTTTCAATACACAAAGCTGTATACATGCCAAATTGCATTTCAGCTTGTTGTACGACTGATGCGTTAGCAACAAGTTCTTGTCTTGCCACTGCTTTCATATCATAAGATACACCGCCTATTTGATTCTCAAGAGAAGCAATGCGACGTTCGAGTAACTCTACATAATTTTGACTTGCTAGTGACATTTATTTACCTTATGAATTGTTTGCATTGTCGGCTACTGATGCGCCATATTCACCAACAAATATTTCGTTACCACAATCTCCAAGAGTAGAAGTTGCATCAATGTGTGAATTTGGTTGAGTGAGCATTACTTCTATAGTGGTTACAAAACTACCACCAGATATTTGATGGCTGACGCCTCGAATCAGATAATTTTTATTGCTTAATATAGGATTACAATTAGGCTTAGTAATCCAAGTGCATTGATCGTTTATGTGAAACGGATTTATTACAACTATTGACAAAGTTTTACCTATTAGTTCAGGTCCGACACTATAAGTTGGATCGCCATGTATTTTTAGTTGCGCAGTAAACCCTGGAAGGGGTCGTTCAAATTTACCGTTTGCATCTAAATGAGCAGAATTTCCTGCTGATGCACCAGATGCAACTGCATCTGGATGTCGCCACATCAATTCATGTTGTTGAATTGCGGGTGCAGTTTGACCTCCAGCTTTTTGAATATCAACAAGTGGTTCTACTTTTGCAGTCATGTCGGCAGATGAACCGCCTCCTGATGTAGCACCATGTCCTGATGTTGCTACAACCCATTTTACAGTTGGGTTGAATTCAAGAACTGGAGAGCAATTGCCGCCATTGACGATGTATGTTCTAAAATGTGTAGAACAGCATTTTTTTTCACTAGGGTCTTCTTGGAAAATCAAGTCCGCTGTCATTGGATTATAAACGATTAAAATTCCACGATCATTTTTGGTCACAACAGAACTTAACCACGTTCTAGCAGCCGCCAATGGATTTTGTTGATTCATTGGCCATGCCCCTTTAGGTCCATCTTCTCCAGCATCAGAAGATTTGAATTCTAAGGGTTCTCCGTCCTTATTTAGAAATTTAACACTATTGTATCGAGGATGATGATTCGTAAAGAGGTCTGTTAATGCGACTTTCAATGGAATCTTTTGACTTTCATCGCCAAGTGTGTCATCTTGTGGAACATCTTGCATATCACTGGTTGGCGCACGCACCTTGAATTTTAACTTAATGATTCCACCTTCAAATGTTTGATCTACATCGGTAATCATTCCCCTCAATTCACCACCTTTAAGTCTATTGGCCGTATGAAAATCAACAGTCCCGTCACAATGTTTGATGATCCAGCCAAAATCAAATATTGTACCTAAAACTTCTTTTAGAGCGTGAGTTACGGTTTTGTGCATGGCTTGAATAATATCTCTGTACATAGTGCCACCTTGATCTATGACTTCAAAATCAGCACCCCATCCAGGCGTTCCGTTGCCAAAACCATATTGAAAAGAACTAATTGCTGCATGGTTGTTGGGGTGCGATGATGAATTGCCTACCTGAATGACTTTACCGCCAGCAAACTTCAACATGACATACGGCGAGAAAACAGCACCAGAAAGTGACTCTTGGGGCGAATTGTCGCAACTATAGGTAGAAAGACAGTCTACTGTACAAGGCATAATTTATATTCTCCATTATCCATTATCCATTATCCAAACACAGCGTCAGGAATTCTAATATTAAGTCCGGCTTTGAAATCAAATATATCTTTGATTTCATTAGCCTCCATAATCTTCCACCAAAAATCAACTGTTCCGTAAGCTGTCTGGGATACTAAATCTGGCCGGTACTCTGTGCCAGCCGTAATAACATAATATTTGTCTCTTCGATCAAGTTTGGTTTTGTTCTTTTTGTAAATCGTAAAAGTCAAAAGTTTGTTTTCTGTATAGTAAACAACAGTTGCATCCGAATATCGACTTGTCACAGGTACAAATCGCTTGGGATCAATGTTGGTTGCTTGTGAGTAATTTGCCATAAATTTAACCTTGTTGGTTTAACTACCAATTCCATCTACCATAATCTGTTCGGCCCCAGGCAAATCAGATTGGTTGTAAACAACTTCAAATTGCAAATCAACGTCTAGTTTATAAGGAATATATCCTATTTCATCCCAAGGCACACTTGTGTCAAACTTAACAGAATAACTTTTCAACACTGCACACAAGGGCGATGATTTAAGGTCTGACAATAGACTTCCACATCGCAACTGACAAATTGGCGGTGGAGCATAAGGTGCGCCCCCAGTGGTTTGAGTCATTGGATAAGTGCAAGCCTCGAAAGCTCTGAGCGATTCGATTATTGTCTTCTGATCTCCAGCTTTACAAACAACAAAGTGGACAGTCCAAGATATTGCCCTGTTTTCAGAGTTTTGAAAACTCTTAAATGGCATTGATCTACCAATGGCATTTTCATCTGGATAACTCGCACTCTTAGAGTCTGATATATCCGGCAAAATATTCATTGTGATCTTGATGTTCAATTCAGGAATGTTAATCCAACAATCATAAAGTGGAGTCAATGTGCCATCTGGCAATGTTGCGTACATTTTTATTCCTTATTAAGCATTTGGTGCGCCCATGTTCAATGCGGCCTTACCAGCAGTTTGCGTTACCAACCCGACCGTGTTTCTGAAGAAATTAGCCGGTTTGTGAACCACATCCCTGGTTTTAGTATCTCCAGGACTTCCTCCACTACTTGTAATAGGAGTGCTTGATGGCTTCAAAGCAGTCAAAACTTGTTGGAATAATGTTATCAATGTATCCAATTTCGCATTATGGTCCCCAGCTTCACTTGCAATAGTTCCCAATTCAGGAGATGTGATCTCCGTTTTGGATGGCGACGATGACGCCTTATCTTGAGCAACGGCACTGTGCATATCCGAAATTCCAGTTGCTCTGGCTACGGGTTGCATTGTGGCGTTTCCACTTTCATTGCCGCCCGGATTTGAAGAAATCAATCTTCCTGGTTCGCTCGAACCCCTGATTTTTTCTTCATTCTTGAAGAAGTTACCAAATTCTGCTCTTGGTGGACTCATGGCTTCACCGCCAGTCTGGAATCCAGCCTGTTCTCTTCTGATGCGAGTTGCTTCTTGGCTTTCTTTGAGTCTATCCGTGTAAGGGTTTTTATTCGCTCGCTCACGAATATTATCACCCAAAGCCCTTTGCATAGGCGTGTCTTTCATGCTCTCAGCAGCACTTCGCATATCGAGATTGCCAATGGCAGAAGAGGGATTGATTGATTTGATGGCTGGCTTTAGAGGATCATTCTTTGCTTGAGCTTCCTTTATTTTCTTCTTAGATTCTTCTGTTAGCTCAAATCCACCACTCTTAGAAGCAGAAGCAGAAGCAG